TAGCACTACAATTTGAAATACCATTGAGCCAAATTATTTGCGATGAAGATGGTGTCGGAGGCGGAGTTGTAGATCAATTAAGCTGCAAAGGATTTGTAAATAATTCAACCCCCTTATACGGCGAAAACTTTAATAACCTAAAATCTCAATGTTACTTCAAATTGGCTGAGATTGCTAAATTAAATCTTCTGTATGTTCAATCTGATGAACCAGAGTTTATAGCCAGACTGATAGAGGAATTAGAACAGGTTAAGCAGAAGGATATGGATAAGGATGGCAAAAAACAGGTTGTTCCAAAAGATAAAGTAAAAGAGCTATTAGGGCGTTCTCCAGATATTTCAGATATGGTTATGATGCGTATGTATTTTGAATTATCACAAGATTTAGGCTTAGAAACACAAGCGGTATAAATATATCGTACTTTTGCAATATATTTGTTACTTTACTTAAAATAAGTAATTTTATAGCATGAATAAAATTCAACAGGCATGGAATGCAGTTAAAAGCGCATGGAGTGTATATAAACCTGGCTTTGCTATGGTTATCGGCAGTTCATTTGCCTGGGGCTTTAAAACCAAATCATCACAACTAACTGAGGGTTATAGAAATAAAATAGTTTACGCTACGGTTAATGTACTTACAAGAAAGCTTTTAGAAGCTCCATTGATTGTGAGTAAGGTCGTTGATGAAAAGTCTAATCGCAAAACCAAATCTTTCAATTTCTCGCAAGGAAACGAAACAGGCAAATACAATGTTTTAAGAGCAAAAGCTTTAGAGGAATTAGATAAACACGATTTAATTGATTTGTTGAATGAGCCTAATCCATATCAGGTTGGAATGCAGATGATGGATCATTTCTGGCACAATTACGAGTTGACAGGCGATGGTTATATCTGGGCTGAATTATCAGATTTTGGACGTAATGAAGGAAAGCCAGTATTTTTACACTCATTGCAAGCCGATAGGGTTGTTCCTTATCGTGAGGGTGGCGATTGGCGCGATCCGATAACTTATTATACTTTTACTGCATGGGATGGAACACAAATAAGAATTGATCCATCAGAAATAATGCACATGACTAAATGGTCACCATTAGACCCGATTTTAGGAGGAATGTCGCCGCAATTAGCAGGAGGATTAACAATTGCTAAGAATAATGCAAATGAGGTAGCTCAGGGTTCTGTTTTTAAAAATGGAGGAACTGGAACTATTATAGGTTCTGATATGGTTGTTGATGGAGGTAAAGCTTACTACAAACTATCGGTTGAGCAGGTTAACTCAATCAAAAGCACAGTTCGACAAGATTGGGCTGGAGCAGAAAACGCAGGCAGCATACAGGTTACAAACGGTCATGTAACAGTTCAAAAGTATGGCGATACTTTAGTAGACATGAATGCTATTGAGGCTAACAAAGAAGATGTTCAAGCGATTGCCGGATTATGGGGCGTTAACTCTGTGTTGCTGGGAGATAAGTCGGGAGGCACAGAAAACAACGTATCGGCTGCTTATAAAGCATTAGTTACAAACGTAATTGTTACCGAGCTTAGAATGTTCGATATGATGTTTAAGCGTTTTAGTAAAAATTGGTACAAGAATGAAAATTTAGATGTTAGCCATGATTTGACTGAGTTTAGCGAATTGGCTCCTGATTTAAAATTGATGAAAGAAGTTTATGGAGATGCATGGTATATTAGCGGTAATGAAAAACGTAAAATATTTAATATGGATCAGGGTAATGATCCGATTTTAGATAAATACTTAATTCCATCTAGCTTAACACCGTCCGATATGTTAACAGAACAAGATTTTAGCGCAGATGCCGAACAAGGAAAACAATACAACGATTACAATTAAGGACATATTAGAAAACAATATACCTTATCCATCATGCCCGTTTAAAAAAATGAAGCTTATGGCTCAATTCGACGCCATTGAATTAGAAGTAAATGAACGAATACGACAAACAGCATCGGAATTACGAACGGAGGATTAGGCCATTGTTTTTAAACACAATGCGGAAACAGATACATCCTGTAATTAGTTGGCTTGAAATTAATCCAGGATTGCCGCCTATTGAAGCTTTAATTCAATCCGATGTTTACGTAAAGCCAATGCTTTTATCTTATCGTACAGTCGGGTTACTTGCCGCTAAAAGGGAATATTATAATCAACGTAATTTAGACGGGAAAGGAATAATTGATATACTATCGGATGCATGGGCCAAAATAATAAATAACTATGCTTCAGAATACGCTTATCGAATAACTAACGAATTAACTCAGACCACAATTAGAGAAATTCAAAACGCCTTAGCTTATGGCTATGAGCAAACAATGAACAACAACCAGCTTGCGGCTTATATTCGTAAACGTGTTCAAAATGAAATATCAAGACAAAGAGCGACTTTAATAGCTAGAACAGAATCAACAACTGCAGCTAATTTAGGTAAAGAGGAAGGGGCAAAAACATATTTCAACGAGCAAGGAATAATAGGATATAAGCTTTATATTGGTCGTAATGATGGTAAAGAGCGAATAGATCACTTAGAGCTAAACGATACATTGATTCCGATTGATGAGAATTTCGATTTTGGCGGAGAGTTAGCCCCAAGACCTGGCGCAGTTTCTTTATCGGCTGCCCAAAGGTGTAATTGCCGTTGTGTTATCCAGTACATGAGCGAAAGGGCAGCAAATAGGTATAGAGATAGAAATAATTAATTATATTTGAGTTTGTAAAATATTTATTACATTTACCATTAATTATGGAATTAACAAAAGACTTTCAATCAGAAGTTAAGGACTTAGACGATAAAACGGGCTATGTCAAAGCTTATGCGAATGCTTATAACAATGAGGATTCGGACGGAGATATTTCTTTGCCAGGTTCTTTTGTTAAGACCGTATCGGAAAGTTTCAAAAAGCTTCGTGTTTACAAAAACCATGACACTACGTTAATGGTTGGTGTTCCAAAAGAAATTGATGCACAGGATCAATATGGGTTATTAACAGGAACTCAATTTAATCAGAGTACTGATTTAGGTCGTGACATGTTTAACGATGTTAAGCTAATTACAGAGAATGGTCAGGATGCTGATTTATCAATCGGTTACCGGGTAATGCGAAGGGATGAGAAAAACCGTAAAGCAATTAAAGAATATGCTTTAAGAGAATACTCGTTTTTGACCTCCTGGGGGGCTAATCCTTTAGCTACTGTTGTAGGCTTAAAAGATGCCAATTCAGTAGCTAAGTTAATCGACCATTTAACAAAAATGTACAATTTACCTTATTCGGACGAACGGTTAGTTAAGGTGGAAACAATATTAAAATCACTCACAGTTGCGCCGCAATTCAGCACCCAAGATGATGAGCCGATTACTGATTTATTAACTCATTTAAAAAACTCATTAAATTAAGATGGAAATTACAGAAGTAAAAGCTGCCATCGACTTAGCGGCAGCCGAGTTGAAAAAAGGCAATAAAGACGCTATCGATATGGCGCAAAAAGCCATTGATGAAGCTAAGGAATTAGTAAAATCAATCGAGCTTAAAGCAAATGCAACTGATTTAGCGGAAATAAAAAAAGCTTTCGATGATGAAAAAGCAGAACTGCAAAAAGAAATTAACGAATTAGGTGTTAAAGTTAAAAACGCTGGAATTGTTGATGCTCAGGTTAAATCTATTTTAGCTCAATTAAAAGAACAATATGATGCTAAAGCCGATGAATTTAAAACTGTTCACAAAAATTCATCTGGTGTTGTTAACTTTAGCGTTAAAGCGGCAGGCGACCCGATTTCGGTTGCTAACTTTGGAGATAGAGTAATCTTCGGTTTCCGTGAATCTGGGATCGATAAAACTCCATTACCTCAAAGGTTTGTTTTCGACATTATTTCAGTAATGAATGGTGGCGCAGGATCAAATCCTTTATCGTGGGTTGAAATGGTTGAGGTTGAAGGTGCACCTGCATGGACTGCTGAATCTGCTTTAAAACCAGGCATGAACTGGAGTTATGCAGAGCAAAAGGTTACTGCAGAAATGATTGCGGTTTGGACTGCAATTACTCGTCAAGCGTTGTTAAACTGGCCTATGTTGGAGCAAGAAATTCGCTCTGAATTAAGCCGTAAACTTTACAACAAATTAGACCAAGCGGTAATTAACGGCGATGGCACAGGAGAGCCTTTCGGTATTAAGTCGTATGCAACTCAATTTAACCCTGGAACTGTTCGTAAAACAGATGCAAATAATGTAGATGTATTACGCGCTGCAATCGGTCAAGTTCGTAAAGGTGGCGCAATTGCTGATCCAGAGTTAGGCGGTTTTAATCCTACTTACATTTTGATTAGCGAAGATGCTGCAACTGAAATGGATATCGCAGTAAATGATAACGGCACTTACTTATTGCCTCCGTTTACTTCAAGCGATAACACTCGTGTTAAAGGTATTCCAATCATCACATCAAACTTTATCGAGGATGATGAGTTTATCGTTGGAGATTTTAGTCGTTACTTATTTAACATTGTTGATGGTTTAAAAATTGATATTGGTTATATTAACGACCAGTTCATTCGTAACCAGTTAACAATTCGTGCGGAAATGTACGGAATGGGGCGTGTTAAAAACCACGAAAAACCAGCATTTGTTAAAGGAACTTTTGAAGATGCGAAAGTTTTATTAGCAGGAGGTACTACATAGTAGTTAAAGTAATAACATTGTTACAAAGCCTATTCGTTAATTCGGATAGGCTTTCTTATGTTTGGTGTATGGAAACAGCAAAAACAATATTCGCTTTTATCGGCTTATTAGCTTCTTTATCAGCTTTTATAATAATGGGATGCGTAGCTTTAGGAAATAAAGTAAGTCACAAAAACGACATACATTTTAATAAGCCAGATAATGATTAGATTTAATTGTTTAAAAGATGTTTATTCATTAAGCGGAGATTTGATTTTTATTAAAGGCGGTGTTTATAGCGGATTTTGCCACAATAATATAAATGGATATGTAGTGGAAAACAGAAATTATCATCTTCATTATTCAGAACAATTTAAAGCTTATTTTTCCATAGAAATTTAAATAATTAATAATGCAAAAAAGAAAAATACTAACGAATAAGCCTAAACAAAAAAAAGCAAAGGCTCCTAACTTTATAAAAGAAGCTCAAACTAAATTAGTCGAGCGTTTTAACGCTCAGGTTACTGAAAAAGTTATGAGCATACTTGCATCTAAAGGATTTGTTTTTGACAGACAAGAAGATGTGTTCTCGTTCTTTAGGGATAGGATTAAGTCGTTCAAGGGCGATAATGATTATATTACCTTAGCTTTGGATGAAGTGCCTTTTATGGCTTATAAATCGCCTAATTTTAAACAAGATAAATTCGATATTACAATTGGACTAGAATACGTGGAATTATGACGATAGAGATATTGCAAGGTTTTAATGGCGATGATTTTGTAAAAGACCAGGCTAGTTGCAGAGTTAGATATGATAAAGGCTCTGTATTTGTGGTTATGAAAAGACCTCCATACCTTGACAGCGGTTTGTTCTCACGACTATTAACGTATAAAGCGATTAAACTCACTAAATTTATACTTCAGATAAAATGAAAAAAGAAACATATCAAAACAAATTAGACAAAACTAAATTATGCAACAAATCGGAATATCAATCACAACCCGAAACAGAGAAGTTACCGCAAAAGAAACAATCTCCAAAATTCGTAAATACGCACCAAAAGGAGCGAAAATAATTGTAGTTGATGATGCAAGCGATATTCCTTTTGATGGTGCCGATTTTAGATTTGAACATCAGGCAGGAATTGCAAAAGCAAAGAATAAATGCTTCGAGTTATTAGAAGGATGTGAGCATATATTTTTATTTGATGATGATTGCTATCCTAAAGTTAAAGATTGGCACCTGCCTTATGTAAACAGCCAATACAATCACTTGATGTATATCTTCGGTAATTTCTCAAACGGAAAGCCAAACGGCAATCGAAGATTAACAGAAATTGAAGATGCTGTAATTTACGAAAACCCTTGCGGCTGCATGATTTATTATAATCGTATTTGCTTAGATAAAGTTGGCGGCATGGATCCAGAATATGGCATATGGGGTTTTGAGCATCCAGACCACTCAGTTAGAATTTATAACGCAGGCTTAACGCCTCATAAATTCATGGATGTTAAAGGTTCTAATGATTTATTCTTTAGCCATGATAAAGAACAAACAATCGAAAGAAGCGTGCCTACGACGATAAGAGCAAGGCATATCCACACAAATAAAGTTAAGTACAATAATTTAGGTAAATCAGCTCACTACATAAGTTACTTACCTCCCAAAAACTTAATACTTACTTGTTACTTTACATCGTTAATAGACCCGCAAAGGTGCGAAAAATGGACTTTCGATGAAGCGGTTTTAAATGCGCTTTTTCAGTCTATTCCAGATAAAATTTATTGCACGGTTTTATGCGATGAGGATTGCGGTCATTATGAATTTACAACACCCAAACACTCAAACCCATATTTAGCAAAATGGATTGCATTTAAAGAGTATTTAGAAGCTAATCCACAATATGACAATGTATTTTGTGTTGACGGAACAGATGTTGAGGTAATGCATAACCCATTCTATTACATCGTGCCAAACAAAATATATTGCGGCGATGAAAATAGTATTTTAGACAATGCTTGGCTTAAAAATTATCATCCTTATTTCATTCACTTTATAAAAAGGTATCGCTCAATGACTTTGTTAAACGCTGGCGTTCTGGGTGGCAGTAGAAAGATTGTGTTGGAGTTTTTAACAGAAATGGTAAGATTAATAAATACAATACTCGATTGTGGAATGACCGATATGGCATTGTTTAATTACGTTTTAAGAACAACATTTATCAATAGGATAGAATCGGGACGAAAAGTAACAACGGTATTTAAATCCTTTGATAAAGAGAATAGATTAAAATCATGGTTCAAACACAAATAAGATATGTAACTCCTTTTGCTTTAGATAAAAATATAGGCAAGGCTTACAACGAGGCTATTTCTGAATTACCAGATGATTGTTTCGTGGTGTTAAGGGATGGCGACACTATGTTTTTAACTACTGAGTGGGGCAATCAAATTGAGCAAATAATAAAGTATAATCAGGATTATGACGTGATTACTTGCATGACTAATCGAATAGGCGTAAGGGAATGTCTTTTGTATAGCGAGTTCATGGATAAGCCTATCGAAAAACAAATAGAAATAGCCCAAACTTGTTGGCTAGATCATAAAGCCGATGTTAAACAAACACTTGTTGCCCCTGGAATGCTAATGATATTTCACAAATCAACATGGGCCAAACATAAGTTTAGAGAAAATAGTATTATATTTGATAGGCAGTTCAGCAACGATGTTATCCGTTCAGGAGGTAAAATTGGAGTTGCAAAAGGATTGTATATTTTTCATCTGTATAGATTTGGTCAAGAAAACCCTCAATCATATACAAAGCATTTAAAGAAATGAGATTAGAGCCAGTTATTTTAGTTGATGTAGAGGATGAGCCAGTAACTATCCAAGAAATTAAAAGCTGGCTAAGAATTGATGCTGATTACGCTTCGGAAGATGATAATTTGCTACTTATAGCCGCATCTTCAAGGGAAAAGCTAGAAAAGCATTTAAATCTTTCTTTTTCGCCTAAAACATGGGAAGTTCAGTTTAGCGGAGAATCTATAGAGCTGCCTTATGGCCCTCATGTAATGATTACTTCTTTATTGCCTGTAAATGTCGATAACCCAGAAGAAATAACGGATTACAAAG